CTTTTTTTCACGTGAATTGGGTCTGGACGAGTTTCCCCATCGACTTATTATCCAAGGGATACTAAGTAAAATAAAACGAACGGTCGTGCTTTTTCTTGGTTGCTATCCAAGAGATATTATTCGTCGGATAATAAGTAAAATATTGGTAATTCAGGAAATAAAGTGTATGCTTTTCACCAAATTTATCGGTAAAAGGAAAATAAAGATGTTGGAGAAATCAGTGAGGAAGAATCACCCTAAAGCGGTGAGAACTATCGAGCAGATTGAGCAGTACCGGACACTCTATGACGACATCACGGCAAACGGTACGGTGATCCAGTACGCAGACCGACACGCACTTGGTTTATTGGCTTGCATGATATGTCAGTATGACCAATTATCACAAGACTTGATGGAGAACGGTGCAGCCAACGAGGTGCAGGGTGACCGGGCCATGATTACCAAGAAGAACCCAGCCGGTGACCTACTGCTCAGACTTGCACCTCAGATAAAGGCAATGTTCGCAGAGTTCAAGATGACACCTGCCTCCCGTGGTAAAACGTTCGGAGGCACTGGTGAGACACCGAAAACTGTTGATGACGGATTTGGGGAGATTTAATGAACATCGAGCAGTACGCATTCCCTGGATTAAAAGAAGGCGACCAAGATTGGCGTTGGTGCCACCGGTATGCTTATGACATTATCAAGGGTAATATCCCGTCGTGTCAGAAAATGAAATGGGCAGCACTCCGGCATTTCCGTGACCTGGAGAATCCTGATTTCTACTTTGATGAGCAGGCCGCTGCGAGCATCGTTCTCTGGTTCAAATTTATTCCAATTACAGACGGTAAGAATGCAGGTAGTCCTACTATCCTGCTCCCATGGCAAATCTTTGTTGTCGTGTCTCTCATTGCATGGAAGTGGAACAAAGATACCTTTGACGCAGATGGAAATGAGCTAACAGTAAAAGGTAACAGGAGATTCAACCAGACTTTCATTTTGATATCACGTAAAGGCGGTAAGACCACATTGGCGGCAGGTATCATGCTTTACTTGATGTACAAGTCCGGCTATCAGCCGCGAGCATACGCTGTAGCAACCAAGCGTGACCAGGCGAAACTACTCTGGAAAACAGCAGCACTGATGATCAAGTTATCACCGAGGTTGAGGTCGATATTTGATGTCAGAGCGAATGAAATACTCATGCCAAATGTGAGTGGTGAGTTCAAAGCTCTTGCTAGTGATTCACATAAGATGGACGGTCTCAACCCTATAGCTGTAAGTCTTGACGAGCTACATAGTTACAAAGACCGAAACCTGTACGGTGTAATGATTTCAGCGTTTGGTGCTCAACCTGAATACCTTCTGATTGGTATCACTACGGCTGGATTTGTGCTGGATGGCCTGGCAGTAGAATTATATAAAAACGGTGAGCGAGTTCTTAACCCTGACGACCCAACCACTCAGGATAACTATTTCTACGCTATTTATGAAATAGACAAAGATGACGACTGGTCTGATAGTAAGGTCTGGTATAAATCCAACCCTGGTTTGATATACGGTCTACCTAATATGAAGTATCTCATGGACCGGTATAAAGAAGCCGAGATGAGTGTCGCCGAGAAAGCGAACTTCTTAACAAAGCATTTAAATATGTTCGTCAATAGCTCGGATGTTTGGCTCGACATCGTGGAGGTAAAATCTAATCGGAAACCAGGACTTGATATCGAGAAATTCCGTGGTCGGAAGGCTTGGGTCGGTATAGACCGAGCAATGGTTCACGACCTCACCTCGTTCTCTGTATTGATTCCTGACGACGTTGGTGGTGTGGATGTATTCTGGGTCAACCTGCTACCTAAGAAGACCGTAGACGCTGCTGGAGACTACCTGAAGAGTCTTTACCACAAGGCTGTTGACTCCGGTGACCTTCGTCTCGTCATGACCCCCACAGTGAGGGACGATGATATCAAAAAAGTCATGACTGAGTTGAGTTTGATGTTTGAGATCGAAGCCTTCTGCTATGACCCATATCATATGGCCGACATAGCAAGTGACATGGAAGCAGCAGGATTCACTATGTTGTCTGTATCACAAGGCACAGGAAACATGAGCCTACCGGCCAAGAAATTGGAAGGTTTGATAAAAGAGAAACAACTCAGGTATGACTCAGGTCTATTTGAATTTGCGTGCTCCTGCGCACTAATAACTATGACAAGACAAAACAACTTGATGGTGTATCGTGAAAACAGTAAGACCGATAAGATCGACCCGTTGATCGCAACAATCATTGCATTGAGTGCAGCAACCCTCGGTAAGGTGGAGAAAAGCGTCTACAATGATAGAGATATTTTGATATTCTGATTTTGTTAGTTTAATATCACTCATACGGCTAACCCGACGGGGGACAGGGTGGAACTCAGACCACCTTGCCGCACTTCATCTGAGACATCTACTGAGAGATGAGATAATGCCTCCAAGACTGACCACTCAAGAATTTATTGACCGTGCTCGTGCCGTTCATGGCGACAAGTATGGTTATGCTTTTTCTGTGTATCTAGGTAATCGTATTAAAGTCATGATTCACTGCCGTGAACATGGTTTGTTTGAGCAGTCACCTAATAGCCACATCAGTGGTCATGGTTGCCATGATTGCGCAGACACAAAACACACTAACGAGTCATTCATCAAAAAAGCCAGAGAAGTTCACGGTAATAGGTATGACTATTCGCTTGTTAAATATAATGGCAACAACTCAAAAGTAATAATAATATGTCAAGAGCATAACGTATTTGAGCAGACACCACATAATCATCTAACAGGTCAAAACTGTCCTGTTTGTACTACAAAGAAACGTACTAATGAGTCGTTTATAGAAAAAGCAAGAGAAATTCATGGGAATAGATATGACTACCTACTGGTTGAGTATACTGGCGCTCACTCAAAAGTGACAATAATCTGTCATGAGCACGGGAATTTTCAGCAAACACCAAATAGCCACCTGAACGGACGAGGCTGCCCCTGTTGTATGTTGTGCGGTTTCGACAGAACCAAAAATGGATTCCTCTATATTCTCCGGTCCGACTGTGGTCGATACATGAAAATTGGTATCACAAACAAACCTGAACAACGACACGCACAACTATCGAGAGAAACACCGTTCTCATTCAAGCGAATCGAACTCATCGAAGGTCCAGGTGACCGGATAGCTGACCTTGAAAAAGAATTGCTTACTGAGTACCAACCAGCAGAGTTCGACAATCACTTTGACGGCTATACTGAGTGGCGCTTGTTTAATGACTCGATCCGACATAAACTGTTGACATCTAAAATACAAGGGTAATCTAAATGAAATGGTGGCCATGGGGGAAAAATCAGAAAACTGAGGGTAAGTCAGCCACTCTGACGATCAGTGATGTGGTCAGACAAATCAACGGTGACCTACCTATCAGTCTTTCTCTGAAAATAGAGACTGTGTTTGCTGCCTTGCGTGACAAATCAGAAACTATCGGTCAGTTACCGATAAAACTCTATGAGACATCAAAAAAGGGTCGTAAGGAGATTAAGTCTGGTCGAGTTCACCGGATTTTCACACAAAAGCCGTGTGACTACATGACCATGCAGACCTTCATGGAGAACCTGGTTGTGTCTCTTGAGCGGTATGGTGCGTTTTACGCCTACATTGAGCGAAACGACCTTGGTGCTCCAATGTCAATTGTCCCATTCCGTTTCCAAGGTAACATTCAACCAAGCATGGACGTTCAGGGTCGTGTCTATTATACCTATGTCAAAAATGACGGAACTATAGGTGACGCCTACAACCTAGAAGACCTGTTTATCATCAAGGGATTCACTCTTGATGGGTTCACCCCTGTATCACCGCTGGTTCAGAATGCCCGTTTGCTCGGGATTGCTAATGCACAAGAAGAAACCGCATTGGAGACCCAGACAGACGGTATCACCAGCCGAATGTACGGGAGCACACCTAACGGTTTTAAAGATGACAACAAGATAGTCAGATTACAGGAGCAGATTAAAACGCTTCGTGGCCCTAAAGGTTCTTCTGCAATCCCTATCTTTGAGGAAGACCTGAAATTCCACAGCTTTAAGTTGACACCTGCTGAGACTGAGTTGCTAAAGAACCGGGAGTTCACAGTAAACCGTATCTGCCGTGTCTTCCGTGTTCCTGTGCATCGTGTTGGCGTTACCGGTACAGGAACAGGACTTGATATTGAAAAGGAAAACGAAGAATATCTTCGTAGCAGCCTCAACCCTATTCTTGTTAAGGTAGAGAAGGCACTGAACTCGTTGCTGCCACCTGGTTATGAGGTGGAGTTTGACCGCAATGCATTCTATGCAGGGTCACCCTGGCGGCTGGTTGAGCATGTCGAAAAAGGTGTTAAAGGTGGTCTCTACAGTATCAACGAGGGTCGTAATGCTCTTGGTGAAGAACCTGTTGAAGGCGGTGATGTCTATTGTGTCGATAACAACAACGTCGTTTATTCTAGCTGGGATAAACTAGAAGAAATGCAAGAACGCCTCTATGGCGCTAATAATCAACCGAAACCCACTGAGGATAAACCTGATGGGCAATAAAACTCTCGACCTCGGGGTCCTTGAATTTAAGGCCCTCGGTGGTGAACGAACCTTTTCTTGTTATGGTAATGTCAAGGGTAATATCGACCACGCCCTCGACCGTGTTGTCGATGGTGCGTACCGCGACAGCATTGCATCACACAAAGCGGCTGGCACCATGCCGAAGTTCTTCTGGATGCACAACCCTTGGGACACCCCCGTTGGTGTCTGGACCGCAATGGAAGAGGACAGCAAGGGTCTGTACCTGGAAGGTAAGTTCTCGAATACACCGAAAGGCAATGAGCTTTATGAATTGTATAAGGACAATGCCCTTGATAGTTTCTCCATTGGTTATCGAGTCAATGATGAGAAGTGGAATAGTTCGCTCGGGTGTAACGACCTGATCAAGGTTGATATCCGTGAAATCAGTGCAGTGACATTTGCCTGTAATGAAGAGTCCAGACTGGTTGAAATCAAGTCGAAACTTGGTGAAGGTAAAGTTTTAACCAAAGCCGAACTTCGTGCGTTACTTGAGAGTGTTCCGGCTGGTCTGAGTAAACGTCAAATCGAGCGGATCACGGCTGACTACAAACCATCTGGTGAAATTGATTTGGATGAAGTAAAAGGTTTGCTTGAAAGTAGCACTTTATTCACGTAATCTTTTGTCATCGTGTGGATACACTGATACCGCTTGGATAAGCGTAGACACCTAAAACTTTATCAATAAGGAGTCAGATATGACTTTGGAAGAACTGAAAGCGCTTATCGAGAAGGCTACCGCCAATTTTGAAGCGCAGAAAAAGGAAAATGCTGAACTGACTGTTCAGATCAAAGCGCAAGAAGAGAAATTCACCCAGTTGAAAGGTGAGTTCGACAAGTTGAAAGAAGGTGGTGACCAGGACGAAGCCAAGAAAATGGCTAAAGACCTGGAAGAACTAGCCAACGAGATCAGCGATCTGCGCTCCAAGTACAAGGCACCTGCTGCCGTGGTCACCGAAGACCAGAAAAAGGCAATGCACGATGCTATCCTGAAACCTGTCATCGGTGAATGGCTGAAAGGTAAGCGCAACAACACTGCACCTGAGTTCTTCAAGTTTATCGAACAACAAGGTGCCGAGCGGTTCAAGACTTTGAACCTCACCAACGCTGATGAAGGCGGTCGTGCTGTTGCCGAAGTGCTGTCACGTGACGTGATTGAGTATGCTCGTGAATACTCTCCGGTGCTTGGTCAGGTTGGTCGTAAGCCCTCCATGACCCGCAACTTCCGTGAGCTGGTTCTGGTCACCTATCCGTCTGTTGCGGAAGGTATTGAGAACGTTGCTGGTACTGACTTTGCTCAGACCACCACTCAGGAATACAAAGAAGTCAAATCCAAAGAGTTCAAGGTAAGTGCAAAACCGCGCATTACCGATGAAGCCATGTATGGTGCTGACATCGACCTGTATGGTGACCTGGTTCGCCTGCTCGGTCGTGAAATCTCCATCTACCTGGCCGCTCAGGTGCTCTACGGTAACGGTACTGGTAAGAATGCCCGTGGTATCCTGTCCAGCAAGCGCGTAGACATCACCGATGGCACTGGTAAGTCCTGGCTCCCGACTCTGGCAGCAGACCCTGACAATGCTCGACCGGCTGACTACTATCCGGCTGTGAGCACCGGTGTTGCTGGTGACTTGGGTGCTGATGATGTTGCGCGTGTTAACTTCATCATCGACCTGGTTAACAAGCTGCCGACTCAGTGGTTGCCTGGTGCTAAGTTCCACATGAACCGCAAGGTTAAGGGGATGCTGGAGAAGATCCGGGATGAGAACAACAAACCTGTATTCATGAACTCTTACCGCGAAGGCGATGGTTTCATGCTCATGGGTTTCCCTGTTGTCATTGATGACACTCTGCCAAACCTGACAGCGAACTCGACCCCGATTATCTTCGGTAACCTGGGTGCTGCTTATGCAATCAATGACGGGGACATCGAAAAAATGCTCATTGACCCATATTCGGTTGATGACTGTACAGTCGTGAAGTACAGCAAGGAGATGTTCGAGATGGTGCAGAACAGTGATGCAATCCTGATCGTGGCAGCTACCACCAACGACGGTACTCCGTAACAGTTCCTCTATGACAAAAGCCACTCTTCGGGGTGGCTTTTTTATTTCTGTTGACTGACTTGTTCTCCTTGGGTTAGGATGTAGTTAACCGAACCAAAGGAGAAAACCATGCCAGCAAAATTAACACAAGAGCAAGTTATTGCCAGAGCAATTTCTGTGCACGGAAACAAGTACTCATACGACCTGGTTGAGTATAAAGAGGCAAACACCAAGATTAAAATAGTGTGTCCAGAGCATGGTGTCTTTGAGCAGAAACCATCTAATCATGTGAATCTGAAAAAGGGTTGCCCTGGTTGTTATGGGAACAAGAAAATGACAACCGAAGAGTTCATTAAAAAAGCCAGAACTGTTCATGGTGATTCTTATGGTTACTCACTAGTCAACTATAAAAACAACCATGAAAAAGTTGTCATCACATGTGAAAAACATGGGGAGTTTGAACAGACCCCACATAACCATTTGATGGGGAAGAAATGTTGGCCTTGTTCAAATGAAGAAAGGTCATTTACTAAGATCAAAACCAATGAAAAATTCATAAATGAGTCAAAAGTCATACATGGTGACAAGTATGGTTATGCCCTTGTTGTGTACCAGTCTGCACATGAGAAAGTCACTATTAATTGTCCAGAACACGGTTTATTTGAACAGACACCAGACAAACATTTAGTTGGGCAAGGTTGTCCTAGCTGTTCCTGTGTGGGCCAATCCAAACCCGAAACAGAGATCGTTGACCTTATCACTTCCCTTGGGCTGCAAGTAGTTCATGGTGACCGGAGTGTTATCAAGCCTCTGGAGATTGACATACTGGTTCCAGAGGCTAAGTTGGCAATTGAGTTCAACGGTAATTATTGGCATTCTGATCAACAAAAGCCCAAAAGTTACCATTTCGACAAGACCAAAGCTGCTAATGAGGCTGGTTACAGGATGATCCATGTTTGGGAGGGTGATTGGGATGCCAGGAAAGACCAGATAAAACGTATCATCATCAATGCCTGTGGGAAGACCAATGAGAAACCTCTCAATGCTCGTGACTGTAAGGTTGAAGAGATTGAGATGAAGGTAATCAATGAGTTCCTGGATGAACACCACATTCAAGGTCGAGTGCACCAGGCTAAGATAAAGCTCGGGCTGGTTCATAAGACTGAAGGCTTGGTTGCTGTTATGACCTTTGGGAAAGGCACTAACATCCGTGGCACTGCCAGGCTCAATGCTGAGGCCGCTTCAGAGGTGCCATGGAACCTCACCCGATATGCAGCCAAGCACAGTGTCAGGGGTGGAGCCTCAAAGCTGTTCAAGGCTGCTGTGACTCGTTATGAGCTGACCTTTGTTGAGAGCTACTCAATGAATGACTACTTCACCGGCGGCATGTATGAGCAGCTTGGGTTTGACAGAACCACTGCTTATGGTGCTGATTACCGTGTCTTCCACCCCAAGACCGGCATTAGGTTCAAATATCACTGGCAGCGCCGGAACATACCGAATGTGCTCAGAGATATTGGTCGTGAGGACATAGTGTTCAACCCTGACAAGTCCATTGACACCAGAACTGAGTATGAAATTGAAGACCTTGCAGGTGCCTTACGATTATGGGATTCCGGTAAGACAAAATGGACATGGTGTGCTACTCTACCTGAGCACATTTAACAAGAGAGGTAATCATGGATTTTAAACTGCGTAACGACCTACTGGTTCTGCTTCAGGACAACGCCACTGCTTTCGCTACCGCTTCTAAGTTTGTGGATAGTGAGGACAAGCTGGAAGTTTTCCGCCGCCAGTACACTAAGCATTATCAGCCGGTTCATGGTGACCCGCTGATGTCATCTGCTGCTATTGAGAAAGCATCTGCTACAGCAACGGAAGTCTCGACTATCCTATGGGAACAGTGTTACACTTCTTAATGAAGTCTCTCTGCTCGCTGTAATTTTAGCCACCTTAACTGGTGGCTTTTTTTATGGACTCGGAGTAACCTGTTGTTATAGTGACCAGGAGTTAACATGTATAAAAAGATCATTTCACAGGAACCACTTGATGGACTGGTGACACTACCTGAAGTGAAAGCTCACTGTCGGGTGTTTAGTAATTTCGAGGACACCTATCTCAGTTCACTCATTCCTGTGTATCTTGACATGGCTCAATCATACACAGGTAGGATGCTAACTACAGGCTCTGCTGTTGCTGTGGTGCATAGCTGGCAGAGTCAGGTACTACTCCCGTTCGGTAACGTCACGGAAGTCACTAAGCTCGTTCTGGATAACACCGAGAGCACCGCTTTCACGTTTGATGACGTGAGTCAAATAATCTCTATCAGTGCTCCATATGCCACGGCACGAATTGAGTTCAATGCTGGTTATGAAACTCTCCCTGTTGTCGTGAAACAGGCTGTTCTGGTGATGATTAACACTGCCTTTAATAACAGGGATGATGTGGTAGTCGGCCAGACTGTTAATGAGATGCCTCGCACCAGTCGTGACCTTCTTGACAGAGTGAAGTTGCCATGGCAATGAGCATTACAGCAGGCCGGATGCGGCACATTGTTGAGTGGTATCAGCAGAGTTCTGATACCAATGAGTGGGGTGAGCCAGTGCCGCCAGTTAAAGTCTTCGACACAGTAATGGCCGAGGTCATGGTCAGATCTGGTTCAGAGAACAACAGTTTCGGTGCTAACCTCACTGACGAGGTTATTACCGTGCTGACCTGGTATGACCCTCGTGTCGGGAATGAACTCCTGCTTAAATGGGTGGACACTGGTGTGATGTATGAGGTGAAACACGTCAAACCTGACGAGTTGCGCCGAGGGATGATCGTAACATGTGAGGTTCAACGAGATGGCTGATACTACGGTAACACAGGTATTGAAATCGGAAGGTTGGAAAGAAGTTGCTGCTGGTATCACAGCAGGTTTTTTTACGGCCAATAACGAGTGTCTGTATGTTATGAGTGCGACAACACCGACACTTGGTTACGGTCATCGATATATTGACGGTGACGCTATCAATTTTGAAAAAGCGTCTGGTGACAAAATGTTCTTTAAATCTGACCAACATGACGCAGTGAATGTAGTAGTAACACCTAAGTGAGGTAACACATGGGTTTCTCAACAGGCTCAACCAGTGGTGGAACACAGGGCCCAGCAGGTCCTCAGGGTCCAGCAGGTCCGACAATAGACCAGTTTCTCCAAAGTATTTATAACTGGACTGGTTCACAAGCTATTGCTGCAAACGGGTGGCTTAATTTCTTTAGTCTTGCTGGTATGACCGAACAACCGAATGGCACACTCGGTGGTGTTCTTGGAAGCAACGTCCTCAAATTTCCAGCTAAGACAAAGTGGAGCGGTGTAGTATTCAACGTTAGATTGACTGGTACTGTTAGTGGTGGACCAAGTCAAGACCCAAGAGACTGGCGCATTCAGATGCGTAGACCAGATGGAACCACAATTATCGGGTCTGACGCACAATTAAAAATAAGCGGAAATGATATAACTAATCGGGATTCATCACTTGTTAGTTATACTTTTTCTGCAACTGACCCGTTTACTGTTAACGGTGTTCAAGTTGGGTTACACAATGTGATGACAGGTAACACGATAACACTGACTTCTATTTCTGTCCGTGTTCAACGAATTATTAACCCAGATTAACATATGAACACAGCCCTGATATCACTACTTAAAACGACCCTTGGTTCAGGTATCACCGTCTACACCGGCGCAATACCTGAAGGGGTAGACAAACCCTGTGTCCAGGTCAGCATGGTCAGCAATGCAGGTAACCGAGTCATCGCAGGTCAGAAGTACGGTAATTCTCAGGTTTATCGGGTGACGGTATTTGCTCCAATGCAGTCACAGATACAAGGAATCCTTGATACCTTGGAGACTTTGGATAATACTAAGAACGCCGATTTTCAACGGATTTTTGGTCAGTGGATACTGACTGAAGCGAAACAACCGGGTCAAGTGCTTGCAAGGGCATTCTACGACCTCACTGTTTATATTTAGAGGATAATGATATGTCTAACGTGATCCTGATTGCAGGCACAATCGTTGAGATGCAGGTCGAAACCGGCTGGCAAGAAGTACCCCGTCTCACTGAGATTGGCGCGGTTGGCGAACAAAGTGAACCGAAAGAAAAGACTACTCTGTCTGACCGGATCAAGAAATACGACTCCGGTATGCGTGATGCCCCGGACAAGAACCTGAAAGGTCAGTATGTCCCTGTTCAGCAGTCAGGTGATCCGTATTTCAATGAGTACACTCTCCAGCAGGCTTTTATCAAGCGTTGCCGTGACGAGGAAGAGTTCAACATCCGAGTTAAATGGCCTGATGGTGAGGTCAATGGTTTCCTGTTCAAGGCACTCGGTTTCGAGTGGGATGCAGGTAACCAGGAAGAGTGGAAGATGTTTACCGTGAACGGTAAGCAAAACTCACGAGTTGTTTATGATGTTACTGTGGCAGGAACAGGCACTGTAACTACTACCGGAACCACTCAGCTTACCGTGACAACTACTCCAGCCGGTGTCATCACTAATGACGGTACTGGCAGCGGTACTGTTGTTTGGGAATCTTCTGACCCGACTAAAGCCACTGTTGACCAGAACGGCTTGGTTACTGGTGTAGCTGCCGGAACTACCATCATCACCGCTGAATTCCGTGGCGTGGTTGGTGAGCTGGAGGTCACTGTATCATGAGTCTGACCTTCAAAAATGACGGTCTCGCTTTCATCGACGTTCCTGCCCCGTATTTCGGGCAGGACGTTGTGATCCGAGTGAACAAGCGAGCGGTAAAACACTATATCCGGTCTTCTCAGCTCAGCACTAAAATTGCCGAGCGCAAGGATATTGCCGAAGAAGACAAAGTTGCTTATCACGTGGCAGCTGGTTTGATGTCAGTCTGTACCATCCCCAGTACCGGTGAGTTCGCGTTTGCTGATGAGCAAGTCGATGACCTGGTTAACCTACTGCCGAAAGAACTCTATGAAGAACTCGCAGTAGCTGCTTTTAGTCTTGACCCAGTTGTCGAGCAGAAAACACTCACCGCAAAAAAAAAGAAGTCTTAGCAGATGGTAACATGCTACTGGTGAAACGCATTTGCCAGTATCTCAAAAGACCAGTGTTTGAAGTGATGGGGTGGCCTTCCTCTGAACTGGAACACTGGTCTATCTTTTTCTCCATTGACGACAATAAAGACAAGCCAATCATTGTCACCAAGACACCACAGACAGTGAGTCTGGTTGAGTCTAAATCGCGTTTCAGGGAGCTGATGAGCTAATGGCTAAAGGTCTATTTTCCGCAACCAGCACTGGTCTTAAGGAGTTCATCAAAGAGATGGAAGCCTTGGCTGATGCTATCCCTGAAATAAGCCTGAAAGCTCTTGCAGAACAAGAGAAGGTTGTTCAGGAGAAGATAAAAACAAACTGGGTATCGATGGTAGGTGGTACACCTGGCGGTTATGTTTTCTCGTCAGTCGGTCAGTCTGTTGCCATGAGTAAAAGCGACCCTTACACTGTTGTGGGGACTGTTGGTGTCTATAAAATAGATAGTGTCAGTCTTCAGTTCGGAAAGACAGAAAAAGACCTCAATGCTGCGCAGATCGCATATTGGGTCGAGTTCGGGACATCACGACTTCGTAACGGTGGTCGTAAAAAGAAAGGTGTCAATTACGATGACGAACAGCTCATTAATGTGGCTGGAGTACCGTTCATTAGTAACGCTTTTTACTCAAGTCTGAATGAGCAACAAGATGCTTTCAAGGTTGAGTTCAACAGGTTAGCGGATCAGTACCGCTACACAGGGTGACCACATGAGTGACGTATTACGCTCGACAACGTTTCAATTAGAGTTCAAAGGTCAAGACGGCATCACCGGCATCAAGCAGTTCACTCGTGCCGTCAGTGATGCCGACAAGACTGTCGAAGAACTCAGCGCGACTCTTGGTGATAATGTCGAGGTCACCTATAAGAACGTGCAGAGCAAGCAGGAGCTGACCGCTGAAGCTCGCGCTCTTGTCAGCCAGATGGAGAGAACGAATGCTCGGGTGAAGGAGATGACTTCACTCTATCAGCACCAGGCTTCCATGATCGGGAAAACAGCACAGGAACAGGAAGTTCTCAACGCTGTTTACCGACTCGGTGCCAATGCAACACAGGAGCAAAAACAGCAAGTCACCCAGCTGGTTCAGAATTACCAGCTTCTCCGTGATGGTTCGAACCAAACAGAGGGGAGTTTCCGTAATCTTCGTGGTGTCTCCCAGCAACTCGGTTGGCAGCTCCAAGACGTTGCTGTTCAGGCTCAACTCGGCACCAGTGCTTTCGTTATATTTTCTCAGCAAGGTTCTCAGCTCGCTGCTGCATTCGGTCCTACCGGTGCGTTGGTCGGTGCTGTGATCGCCGTGGCTGGTGCTATTGGCGGTGCTCTCGTTAACTCGATGGGTGTCGCAGGAGAGGAAATAGATAAGCTCATCGGTAAGGTTGATAGTCTCGGTAAGGCCACTAAAGAACTGGCTGCTATCGAGTTACGTAAAAAAATTCAGGACGACCAACGCAGACTGGTGGAAATTGATTCACTATCCCGCATCGGGTTCTTGCAGGATAAGCAGCGTGACGGTATAGAACTCACTCAGCGTGAGCAAAAAGAGTTACTGAAGCTCCAGTCAGAACGTGAACAACTGTCCGACGCTATTGTCACTCAAGAGGGTTATCTCGATACCCTCACTCGTTCAATGGATACCAACATTGAGACCGAGAAGAAAAGTCGAGAAGCTACCCAGAAGCTACTCACCAGTTACGGTCTTAAGATCGACCTACTCGGTAAAACCGACCGTGAGCAAGCCAAGGTAAACGCCAGAGCAGAACTTGGTTCAGCCGCTACCGAAGACCAGATTGCTGCTGTAATGGCGGGTATTGACACTTATTACAATGAGTACGACGCACTCAAGGCTCGTGAAAAAGCGATAAAGGACGCCGAGAAAGCAGAGAAAGAGTCTGCTGCTGAATCTCGTCGTATTTCTCAGCAGCGCGAACGTGCTTTCCAGGCCGAGACACTTTCACTCATTAAGCAGACCGAGACAACACAGGAAGAGTACGACCGTCGTAAAAAGATAATCGACGAGTATGTTAAATACGAAGGGACAAACCAGCGCACTGATGAGGCATACGCTGCACTGGAACAATGGCGCACACAGAAACTCGCTGAAGAATATAAAAGGCGTGAGGCTGTCCGTAAGCAGATCGAGGAAGCACAAAGAAAGCAGGGTGGTCGTGATGACCCTACCGGGTTTGAAAACGATACTTACGCCAGAAACCTACAATTACTAACAGACCAGAAAAAAGCGCTTGGTGAGGCTGAGTTAACTGAGCGTCAACGGATCGATGCTCTCATCGAGGCTGAAACAGAACGTCATGTTGCGCGACTCAATGAAATATCTAATACCCAGCTTGAAGGTCAGCTTCAGAACTACGCCACGTTCACTGGGTCAATGGGGAAGGTGTTCGGTCAGCTCCAGCAGTTTGCTGAGGAAGGTAGTAAAGAAGCAGCAGCACTGTTTTATATCAACCAAGCAATCGCACTGGCTGAGACCATAGTCAACACAGAACTTGCTGCCACTAAAGCAATGGGTCAATTAGGTGTGTTTGGTATCCCAGCATCGACACTCATCAGAGCCACCGGTTACGCTTCTGCTGGTATTATCGCAGGTCAGACGATAGCAGGCGCTTACGATAAGGGTGGTGACATTCCATCCGGTCAGCTCGGTATTGTATCTGAGTACGGTGACGAGCTCGTCAACGGTGTGCTGGTTGAAGGTCCGGCACGAGTCACGTCTCGTGAAGACACAGCTAAGATGATGAACGGTGGTGGAGGTAGTGTTAGTATCGTCATAGAGAACCGGATCGACGGTGCCAGCTACCGAGAAGAACGTATTGACGAGAACACAGTCAGGATCATCGCAGAACGTGTTTTCAATGATAACATTGACTCTGGAGTTTCCAGTGTGCTCGGTAACCGAAACAGTCGATCCACTAAACAGATGAAAAATAGTTTCAACGTAAAAGGAAAAGTATGATGGCGACTAAGGGTGATATCAGTGACCTGAATGTCCTCCTTTACGGTGGTCAGCCGATGGTTCCCCTCGTCGAGGGGTTTACCAGGTCGCGTCAGAGTGGTGTCGTGAGGTCTGACGTTGCCGGTGGTGCCAGTAGACAGCGGAAGAAGTATTTCGGCACCACACACATTGCCAGTGCCACGTTTTATCTCCGCTCTCCAGCACAGATGGACTATATCCAGTTATTCATTAATAACAACGAGGGGAAGCGTTGGATTTGCCATCTGGCAGCAGATCGCCCACTGGTTGAACCGTATGTGGTGCAGGCACTGACAGACTGGAATCATGTCGAGGTGAATGCACTGAGAGGGACAGTCACTGTTCAGCTTGAGATATTTAGTGCTCGCAATGAGTGTCTTGACGAGACCCTCGGTGTCTTGTATCCGTGCATCGGTGACGACATCTGTGAGTATCTGACATCATTCGGGACAATGACTGAAGGGTGGCCTGAGTGATGACCGACGAAGAGATCAGAGAGATTTATGCCAGTGCCCCTGTGAGTAAGACTGTAATCGAGGTGGTGGAGCTTTCCGCCCCTTGGTTCAGTAAGACTTATTATCTTCAGCGTCAGATGACAGACAGTATTGAGGTTACTCTGGAGACTGGTGAGAATGTAGTCGCTGAGTATGTGCCAATGAGTATTGACCAATCCAGTAGTAACGCTGACCTGAACTACGAGCGGAACATAGTCATTCAGCAGGTCAACGACATCATCGCATCAGAACAATCAAACTACGACCCTGATGTGTATGGTGATCAGTTACCCCAGTTCACGTCGCGCGGCTATGTTCTCTATCGTGACGGGAGTGTCAGTCAGATAAAACAACCACCTATCCGGTTACCAATACGGAAAATGCGACGTGATGAGCGCGGTGCGTTGTTCAACGTCACCACGAAACCGGCGAACCAGTGGGCCACAGGTGAAGTTGCCACAACAACCAGAGTTCCGATGCTCAAGGGGTTCTTGTGATCGGTCGTCACTACAGTCGGAGTGGATATAATTGCGCTCACTTTGTTGCCGACTGGTATGAAAAACTGGGGATTCAGATACCGAGAGAGGGGGTTTTCGAACTCTCTTTTTTAGTATGGATGAGAAAGCACTTCACCAGAGTCAATACCCCAGTAGATAATTGCCTGGTTCTCATGACAATAAGCGGTGAGCGTCACATCGGTGTCTATGCTGATTATGGTGTCTACCATAACTACCAAATAGGAAACAAACACGGCTCGGTGGTACACTGGGATATCGGTGTAATTCACAGAAACTATGATGAGGTCACATACTGGGTATGGTCACAATCCGATATTACAAAGACCCGCTGACAGGCAGGTTTACTGAACACAATCATGAGCGAGTGATTGACTTCATTCGGTCTCACTTTTTCTCACGTGAGGAGATACTCGACCTCCGTTTCTTCAATATGGAGGTGCTTGGTGAGGAGCTTACTGATTACCTTGATGTCTCCGAAGGCGTGGTAGCTGTCACTCACGATAGTAAACTTCCATACGGTGGTTCACTGGTATTTATTGCCATAGCTGTTATTACTGCTGTAGCGACAGTGCTCCTGATGCCGTCTGTTTCTGTACCTAACCCCGGTAACCAGCAACAACAGTCGGCCACAAACTCGCTCGGGTCAACACAGAACGAGGCTCGGGTCGGTCAGCGTATCGACGATATCTTCGGGTATGTCGCAAAACACATGCCTCCCCTGTGGCAGGTGCCATATCGTGTCGGCGTGAATAACGAAGAGACCGAGGTACTTTTACTGTGTTTGGGTCGAGGGAAATACCAGACATGGCCTGACCGATGGTATGATGGTAATACCCGTCTACTCGATATTCCAAACGCTCAGTTGAGTAAATACGAGCCAGGTACATGGCCTGGCAATGGTACACCGTCGTTCCAGATTGGTTCAGACATCAACGAGAAGATCGGTATCTATCGACAATCTAATGATCTGAACCCTGCTGAATTACTTCCACCGAATGACGTCGACAACTCTCTTGGTGCAAAGTGGTCGATCACAGGAACTACGTTAACAGCTGACCTATTACCTGAAGGGTTTTCGATTCTGGATAGTTTTAGTGTCGGTGGAAAAATAAAACTTACTAATTTTTATTATTTCTTATCCGGTGTATCTGTAACCCTTTATTCGACGTCCCAACCTTCCGGTTATACTTTTTCTGGTGGTAGTCAACTTGTTGATTTAGGATCTATTGAATATGTGATAACCAATTTGACAAGCAGTACAATTACAATACAAGTACCACCTGACGCACCCTCGTCAATAGTGAATGCTTGGTCAAGTATGTCAGGTTGGGTAATACCTGAAAAATTTGCGAGAATGTACGGTCAACCAGCGGTTGATTTTTATACAACAAACGCACCTGCTTTTTCTGGTATTTGGTATAAGGACCCAGCTAAGACTCAATTAGTCACCACAGCAGTGTCTGATGTAACACCACTCGCAGCAAAACCATTCGATGGTTATGTCGGCCCATTTAACATAGACCCAGACGATGATGAGATCATCCTTAACTTTGTTAGTTCTAATGGCTTTTATAAACTGGTCGAAAACCGTGAAACTGCGATTTCAGCGAACATTGAAGTTTTCGTTGAGGAGTTAGATTCTAACGGCTCCCCTACCGGAAACAGCACTATTTACCCAGTGGTTTATGAAAGTAACAAAAGTGTTCGTAAGTCAGTATTCCAGACCAAACGGATACCACTGAATTACACCAGGAGCCGTGTGTCTGCTCGTCGAACAACAGACCGAGATAAAGGTGATAATGTCAGTAACGTCGATATCATTGAATGGCGTGACTTATATTCGTTCGAGAACGTCAGTGGTCTTGACTTAGGTGATGTCACACTTGCTCATGTGGTTATCCCCAGTAACTCACAGTCACGGTTGATTAAGGAGCGGAAACAGAACGTTGACGTGATGCGGTTGATCACCGAGTACCAGGGTAACGGTGTGTTCGGTCAACCTGAGTCGTTCGCAACAGACAATTTCGCTCAGGTGCTCATTCACATGTCACTCGACCCGTTCATCGGTCGTCAGTCAATAGAGAACATTAATGCAGATGGTTGGTTGCTGCTATCCCAGCAAATACAGGACTACTTCGGTTCGGACCAGATGGTTCGGTTCGGCTTTGACTTTGACGACACACAGGTCACCTATCAGGATAGTTTCGTTCAGGTGGCACAGACTGTCCTGTGTAACCCATATGTCCAGAACGGAGTTTACGACTTGTCGTTCGAGCGCAAACAGAATACCTCGTCTATGCAAATCACCTGTCGCAACAAGATTATGAATAGTGAGGTGAGAGAGGATGTTTTCGAGCGGATGAACGACGGTGTTGAGGTCAACTGGCGCGATGAAGTCAGTGGTGTAACTGAGACTTTCTATGTGCCAGAAGACAGGTCAGCAACGAACCCAGAGCGTATTGACTTTAACGGCTGTATAACCCGTGAGCAGGCTTATAAATACGCATACCGAGTCTACAACCGGCAGAAATACAACCGCTACAACGTCACCTTTGACGTGGATGAGTTCGGTCGCAACATTATACCCGGTAAGCGGATCGACTCACCTGACGGTACTCGTTTCGTCGTGAGACCAGACAGCGCTGACGGCTACCGTGTTTTCGATGGTGAGGTGGTCGAGGTAAACGGCTTGCTGGTTGAATTATCTGAACCAGTTGTGTTTTCACCAGGTGAGGACCACTATGTCACGTTCACTAAGGTAAACGGTGATAACAGTGACCCCATTCTCTGCACCCAGGTTGACGACTACATTATCCAGCTTGCAGAGCTACCGAGTGAGGCTATCTATGACGGGTACAGTCAGGACAGGACTAAGTTTGTTCTCATGTCAGAGCAGTTGCGTGAATCGGTGGCACTGATACCACAGACTATCGAGTTTAAGATTGACGACAACGGGATTGAGACGAACACGATAAGCTCGATAAACTACGATAGTCGGTATTATAAGAATGACTTGGATGTTGTTGGGTAAGAAAGAGGGGCCTGACGGTCCCTTTATTTTTTACATCAACCTTGTTGACGATATAACATCAAACCCTTCAAAATCAGTGACACCTGATTCCCAGTCTGTAGAATATGTAGGGCTACACACCCACTGGTAAATACCAGATTCATCTTCTGATTCACAAGGTAAACCAATATTATCTGTTTCCATCCCATTATCAAAAAATGAAGGATGAATATCAGGTGTTGAGATTACTACTACATTCCCACATACACCTATAGCAACAACCCATCTTGAGTTAACAGGTGACTCGAAATCAGGTTCATCACCTTCGTCTTTTTCAATTATTAATATATCATTCATCACTCTTCTCCTTCGTCTGAATTATCAACTTCCATCAAAAGCGGATCGACCAGTTTACGGGTTCGCTCCACATAATAACTGATATCAACGTTACTCATATCGAGACCGACGAGTTTATTGCACACAGTGACACGGTGACCAGCCTCGACACCAGTACGGCGGATAGGTGGTTCAGGTGTCGGCGGCTCACACTTCTCCCAGCGACTACTCGGTTGCTTGCTCGCCATTTTGTGAGCACCAGTAGTCACATGCCGCCAGTGGTTACCCATCTTCCACTTCTTCACCTGGTCAACTGTAGGATCCATGAGTTTGATGAGATAGCCCCCATCCTTGCTGACGTAATACCTGGTGACTCGCTGCATATCGGTCGTCTTGGTGGTGACCACCGTGTCACCCCACATAACAGGAGTTTCCAGAATCAGCTTATCTTTCCGGTTTATCTTCGTCCGTAACATGAAGTCAAGCGGGCAGACTGTCAGGTGTCGCCGGATGAATGACTCGATGTTCTCTCCGCGCACCAGAGCGGCTTCAGCAGCCTTAGCCACTACGATGGCACCGTGGTCTTTGTGCCAAGGTAATTCCCTGGTTCCTGAATCTTCCTCGGCGCGAATATAGGCGTAGGCACCGATGCGCTTGACCTTCGGTGGCACCAGCTTCCCGTCTTTACCTTGGTATGGCTGAGTTACCGCTAAATATGAGTTGCAATCCCTCACGGCCATACGGATGTAATTGACGTGTTCCAGCTCAAGCTGAGTCAGTGACTCCCACCAAGCGTGGATAGACGAAACGTGTGCGTCATACTGCTCGGGATAGAGATAGGTCAGGCCGTCTGTGTTGATCTGAACCATCTTCAGCTCTGGAATCTTCATGAGTTGTTCAGCGAGCATACTCAGTAGTAGCTGACCGTTGATAGTGATACTCATGGTGTACTGAGGATCATAGAACGGTGAGTGTTTGTCGTTGGATTTACCGTAGACACCGTTCAGGGCCAGCTTCAGCATGTTGTTTTCAGCAGTCTTCTTCGGGTACTGCTTACGCTGCTCGTATACATCTAGATAAGCGTCACAGAACGCCTCACCCAAGTGCAGGGGATAGAACCTGTTCTTGATGGCGAGGTTAGGGTAATAGGAGCTGACGTCAGAGTCCTTGAGTATCCAGCCAGCCGGAGGCACGATAACCTCTCTGTTTACCGAGCCGTGGATACCACCGGCACCGAAGTCGAACTGGAAGCCATCAACAGTGCAGCTCACACCCTTGAAGAACCCCTTAATCTGCTCAGGGTTGATGACCGACTCACGGAAGAAATTCAGGATTTCGTTGAACTCGGGTCTCTCGAACTGGACGTAGGGAAGGATGATGTCAGCGACCCGGATGCTGGAGCGGAAGGTCTGGTTCCACTTACCAGCCTTGATACCTTTCTTCGCCAGTTCCATCACAAAGAACTCTTGCCCGATACGGGTGTCATTGTGATTCATGAAGTCCTTGCCGTACTTTTCAGACAGTTGCTCACGGAAAGCTATCTCTTTAACGCTGAAACCGTAAAACAGGTTGGTAGCGTTGACGTCGTGGTCGTTGTAGTCAAGAACAACAGGTGTGTCACTGGGTTTGACCGGCTTGTTGAAGTCCAGTTCAAGTTCTTCGATAGAGTCCATCCTCATATTGAACTCAAGCATCTTCAGGCTCGTCCGCTTGGCCTGGTTATCGAAGTGGTGAACCTTGAGCAGGTCAATCTGAGGGATAAACCGGTCGGCGTCCCATATCTGGTGAGACCAGTCGTTGAAGTCGGCGTTGATGATGGACTGGGATTTACTGTAAAGCATCTCGTTACTGACCATACCGGAATAGCTCATGATCATGTGAACCATTGGGTAGTCATAGGCGAGGTTATTGAATCCGACCATTCGACCATTGGAATTGCGCAGGTGAGTAAGGAACATATTTAGCTCCTTGCCCTGGTTGCACCACGGCGTAATAATGAATCGCCAGCTCGAACGGTCGGTGATACGAGTGATTATGATGGAGAAGAAATTCGGAAGGCACTCGATGTCGTAACCATAGTCGATGTATTTACTGGTCATCACCACACCACCAATCCAGCCAGAAATAAAACGGTCAGCACCGGAAAAGCCAACAGCATGACCAGTAATTTAATAACCATATATTTACCCCGCATATACCGATGAGGTCAGAATTATCAGACCAATGATGACCCAGAAACGAACGGAGTCACCGTGTCGATTCCAGAATACTTTCAGTGCTGACGGTTTTTTGGTGTTTACAAAGTCACGGTTGGTCATGGTAATATCCCTTTTGGTGTGGCGTCAGCGTGTTGTTTTTCACCAATCAGCAGCTTTAATTGAGCGTCTTTCAACTCATAAGCTAAACGAAACCCGACCCATATTGCATTAGTGTGACTACACTCATATCCGAACTCACCGTATTTCAAGTCACCATAGTAACCACAGGCTTTCATCACGTTTTCAAACTCTGCTTTCATTTCATCGCGATTCTTCATAGTCTCAATCCTCTCAATAATGTCGGTGAATCTGAATACAACTCTATACCCAGATTCACCGCGTGTAAAGATTTTTTTACAATAAGTCTTACGAGCCGAACCGAAGGACGTTATCAGCAACCATCATCGGCTTCAGGGTTATCCCCTTGTAGCCAGTCTTGTCACAGGTGATGTCGAGGGCACTATTACGCATGAGCTGGTTGAACGTCACCTTGTTCATCGGTGATTTGATGCCTTCAGATGATGCCCAGATTCGGTAGGCACGGTAGGCGTCCTCGATCACCACGTAACCGTTACTATCCATGTTCACACAGTCTTCGATATACCCTGACAACGGGAACATGTCTTTCTTCAGTTCTTCCTTCAGCTCGATGCTGTCAGACGATTCGGTGAACCGACCCTTAGCTCGAAGACGGCGAAGACCTTCAATGGCCCACATAGTGATTCCAGGTAACTCAGCAGCCAGTTTTTCATCAAGGTGAACGTCCTCTTTGCCGAAGAACGACTTCGTGAATTTAAACACTAGCGCCCGGTTCATCAGTGCGCCTGACGGGTCACTAAACTTAGGCATACCGTTAGTGCTGACGACAATCTTGCAACTGAATGTGCTGGATTGACCACCTTTATACATGACGTGGTAACCAACTGGGTCGCCACCAGTGATAGCCTTGAAGTTACCGAGCACAACTTCACGGATACTTGGATGTAAATCACCGGCTTCTGGAACAAGTGCAAGTGATTTTTGACTCATCTCATGTAACGCTGAATCTTTGACAAAGCTGCTTAATGGTGGTGCAGTCATGTTCTTTTCACCGACCATGTTAGTCAGCACCCGAGTGATTGTCCCTTTACCACCACGGGATTTGCCGTTGAAGATAGCGAACCGCTGAAGACTGGTGTCACTGGTCAGACAGTAACCCATGAACTCCTGAAGCTGGTTTTTTATCTCCTGGTTGTTACCCCAGATACTGTCGAGGAACGTCATCCAAGCTGGGCAAGTAGCACCAGGTGAAAAGTCATAGGTCAACTCATTCATACAGAAGAACTGGTGAGTGTGTGGCATCAGAGTGAAATTCGGGTCACTCAGGTCAACGATACCGTTCTTGAACACAGCTAGGTTCTTCGTGTCGCGCTCGGTGTCAGTCAACCAGGTGCCGTTATCGACGGCTCGGGTATTCACGAGGTCACAGAGGACACGGAAAATACCGCTGGTGAATGAGTCAGCCGGTTCGAATTGGTGAAACGCTCGCTGGATTTCAGCCTTGATGACAGCATCGCTGACCATCTTCCATGAGCGACCATTGAACTCGTAGAACAGTCCTTCACTGCGGATCAGGTTTATCCCATCGTAACGCATCCCATCGAACACCCGAGCGAAATTGTAGTGACTGGCTTTCGCCGTCAGCGTGACACCGAGGGAGACAGCCTGTGTGCTGGACACACGAAGACCACGGTCAATATCTTCCGGTAACGTCGGAACTATCGGCTGGACGTATTTGTTTTCTGCGTCGAACAGGTACGGGTCATGGAACGTTTCACGCATTTTATCCCAGCCACATGACGGTTCTTGGAGGGGTGGCAATGCGGTGAACTGAGCCTTGGTTGACTTGCAGCCAGCAGCAGACGACGGATATTTGTAAGCTCGACTGACCACGCTTTCGAAGTGGTCTTTCTCCGCTTCTGTCCATGGTGGTTCACAGCGTGGGTTGTAGTGCTTCCAAAGAATGTCGATGGTGTGAGCGAGGTCAACACCATGGTCATGTCCATAGCAAGCAACTCGGAATAGTTCATGAGTACCACCTCCGAGAACAGCGGGGTGTGCTGCATTAGCCACGAATGACGTAAACCGCCTGATGTCAACAGGGTCATTGTCATAACCAGTTCCTTCCTGTGAACCTTCTCGGGCTTTTATCCATTGATGGAGTACAGAGTCTTTGTCGGCATCCAGCATGTGGGCATCACGGACTTCATCGAAGGTATAACGATGACCGGACGCACTGTAGTCACTGGTGATCTGATAACTCTGCGGTGAGTTCGGGTTTTTCCAGTGCTGGAGACCAGGGAGACGGATTACCCGAGCAGGGTCGATAACCTGTGAGTCGGACCCGTAGAACATGGACAACTGCTTTTGCATGATTGTCCACTGCTCGTGAGTCAGCTCTGGGTCTACCTCAATCAACCAGAAGGCGTGACCATGGGTGTCGTCGCGCTTCTGAATAATGTGAGGTGCGAGCGACCACGCTGGTTCAGCCATACCGTCGAAATCGACGAACAGTGCTCTTAGCTCGGTGATGTTCTCGACTTCACGACCGTTTCCATCTGTCCCGTTAACGCATATGTAGATACCGCATTTCTGTGATTGCTTGTAGTTTATGAACTCGGCAGAGTCGTCCAATGATGCTGTCCACCACTCAGGGAAAACATCCGATGGCTTCGGTCCGAACTCTTTCTTCGGGTCATAGAATGCCTGGAAAGTAACAGGTGAAAGAGACGACCCGGTTAGCGCGGATATGAGTCTCCGCGCTTGCGTGAAATCGAGCATACCGGATTCCTCAGATTTGGCTCAGGATCGTCTCTGCTTTGATGAGCGTTTTCCACGCCACAGGATGAGTGTTAGTTCTTGTTGTGTACTGAACGACACTGGAGACACTAAGACCTGACGCAGCAACGACTTCTTCGATACCGTGTTTCTCAACCAGTGCTTTCAGTCGTGCATTGGTGTCGGCGTCTTCGTACTCTGCTGCATGTTTCTTGATTTGTTCAATTCTGCTCATGTCTTAACCCTCTGGTAAAACTCGGTGATGAGTGTCACGACGTCTTCGGCGTTAGCTGCGAACCCGGCGATACCACCTGCTGCAATTACACGACGCGCAAACTTGTCCTGACCGTACTCTCTAGTACCGACAGGGTAACAGGTTTTACGCTTGAACCCCAGCTTCTTGGCGTCAATTGCGGTAAAAATGGCAAGTTTTTTACCTACCATCTCAGGTGTGATGGTGACCTGATGCCAACCGATCCAGTCATGGGTTCTTATTGACTCTTCATTTTTGACACCATCGTTACCCAGACCGAAGAAAATAGGTCTGTTGCTTTTCTCGTCGTAGGCCACACCACTGTTGTTCCGATAGAGTCTGCAACCATTGGCATTGGCCGCGAGCAGGACGTTATCGGAGGCTTCTGCTTCGGGGGTTTTGTATTTAGTCACTGGTCAGTCCTGATAATAAAAAGGCCGCCCGAAGACGGCCACTGGTTAAAAAAATCACTGAGGATTCGTAAAGTTAGGTTTTGCATACCCCGCAGTGATCATGTCGTCGTCAGTCCAACCCTGACCCTTCAGCACGTCGTAAGTATACGGGCTGTCAGCGTTCATGATGACCTTACCGGTCGTCGGGACGCTCGGTGCAGGCGGTGCAGGCGGTGCAGGCGGTGCTACCTGTTGCATGGTTGCGTAACCGGCACCGACAATCTGCTCGTCAGTCCAGCCTTGACCCTTCAGGATGTCATATGCGTAAGGGCTGTTCGCGTTCATGACCACCTTACTGGTCGCAGCGGGTGCAGGCTGTGCGATAGGTGTGGCAGGAGTCATCGGCTGGAAGTTACCTTGACCGACACCAGCAGACAGGTTGCTGTTCTGCACAGCCAAGCCAGCAAACGCACTGGTTGCGTCTTGCTTCGGACCGGCACCACCGAACGATTCGTCGTCATAACACATCATCACGTTCAGGAGTTTGATAGCGATGATGCGAGCATTCTCCTTATTGGTGAACGCGCTGACTTCGACCTGGCAACGTACCCAGCAACCGGAGTAAATGGCGCTCGGGTCAATTGGCTGGATGCTGACACCATGTACACAACCAGGTTGTTCGGCAGGGTCAGCGGTGAAATTGATAGACCAGTTACCCGCTGCAATGGGGTCAACCTGACCGGGGATCGGGAAGCCCTTTTCATCCTTCGCGAATACCTTGTCGCCGTCTTTGAAGTTCGGCGGGAACTGGATACCACACTGTTTTGCATATTCGTGGTTGTCAACGTCGAGTTCGAAACCAAACTCTTCGCGCACGACTTGCTTGATGGCGTTGACCAAATTGTCACGGCTGGACGGGAATTGCAGCCCGAGCTTCTGGATAACACCTTGACCAGCTTTCGGGAACATTGCGGTCAAGCGGTATTTTAGAGCGTCCTTCTCGTTGAACTTTTTGGGTTCTTTGAGGTGGACATACGACGCACGGCAAATGTCCGTGATGATAGTTACTGATGCCATATAAATTAACCCTCTATCTTAAAGGCTGCGAAAGCCTCTGTCGCTGGTTGAATTCGGATTGCAGGCGAGTTGTCGTGCATGGGCACGAGTTTCTTACCTGGTTCCGGTGATACGAAGTGCTTGTTTACCAAGTTGTGAGGTAATATGCGCTTCAGATCGGTCTTGCTTTTGAGTTTGGTATTATACAGGTCAAACTCATTTTTACCCAATTCGAGTGCATCATGAACCAGTGCTTTCTCGTCCAGACAGGCTGCTCGACCATAAGACTGAACGACTTTGTATCCTTCGAACCGTCGGCCACGCATCGCGAGGTTGAACACTCGTTCTTCTACCTTCTCAAGGAAGGCTTTGGTGCTACCGATTTCACGGTAAATCAGTTCCAGCTCAGGTATTGACAATTCCTCGAAAGGAACCGTGACATAAGCATGGTCGAGAACCCATTCAATCCGAGCGCGACAGTTAGCCTGTGCCGGACAGTAGTAACAGTACTCACCAGCTTTCGGTTTCTGCGACTTATCCTCAGCCAGAGCGACCGACCGGCGAAACTTCTCACGCCACTCGTGAAGCACTCGAACCGGATAAACAGCAGTCCTGACCGGCCCGTCGATATGGTTACCATTCGGCTGTACGATGGTGTTTCTTACCGTGTGAACCTGGTCCCACATCTGGAACGTGTCCAGTGCTGCAATCGCATAACCGATGGTCTGAGGATTGTCCTGAACCTCGACAACACCATAACCATTCTTGTAGTCGGTGATTTCAACAATACCCTGATTCGGAACCAGGAAGTTGCAATCGGACGTACCGTACACATCGTCTCGACCGAGTGATGACATCACCACTCGTTGTTCGAGCAGCGGCTTGGTTCCGTATTTCGCAGTCATCTTATTGACGTAACTGGTGTAGACAAACACGTCGTCGATCATCTTGTAATCGACAGCAATATTGTTGAACTCCATGCCAAGCATCTGACGAATATCAAAACCAAGCCGCAAGACGAATTCACCGAGACCGTGTGCAGCAGTACCACGTTCAGCGGACGGATTGGACTGCTCAGGATAACCCTGACTCATCCTCACGCTGGCAGGACAAGCGTCCTCAATCCAACGATGACTCCCGCTAAACGAGAATTTACTGTGTGCGCTCGGTGCCATGGTTATCCCACGCTGATGTTGATGAAACTAGCGAGCCACAAGATAAACTCAATAGCTCCCCAACCTAAGAAAGCACAGACAATACACAACATTATCAGCGCTGTACCTATGTCTGGAAAATTCATCTCAACTCTCCATGTTAGTTATTGAAAGCACCGGCGCTACAGAGATACCGGTGCCATGGTATTAACCTTTCATGGCGGCCAGAACCGGTTCCCACTCGTTCGACCACTTCGCCACTTCGACGTAAGCATCGTAGAGCTTGGCAAACGGGATGGTTGCAGGGTCGTCACCTTCACCGTCGTTGTTGCTGACGTAGTAGGCAAGGCCATCTTCAACAGCCTGTGCGTGTTCGGTGCCTTCAGCCATACCACGCAGGTCAGCGAACTCTTTGACCAGGTTCTTCAGGTTTTCTTCCCACTTCTCCAGGTCTTTCAGCACATCAGCAGCTTGTTCAGCAGGTACTGAACCGAATTGGTCATAACCGCGAGGTGCGAGAACACCAGCGATAACCAGGTCATAGTCAACACCCATGTCGTTGATCAGGACATTGCTCAGGCGAGCGGCCTTGACAGTCGGACCAGCTTCCTCCGGTTTAGCCGGAGCAGCAGGTACACCGGGTTTAGCCGGAGCAGCTGGCGGTGCGGGGGGAGTCGGAACACCAGGTTTTGCTGGTGCTGCTGGTGCTGCTGGTGCTGCTGGTGCTGCTGGTGCTGCTGGTGCTGCTGGTGCTGCTGGTGCTGCTGGTGCTGCTGGTGCAGACTGATACTCAGCAATAATCTGAGCAGCCAGTTCTTTGTCTACGCCTTTCTTCAGTGACCAGGTTCCGTCAGCATTTTTGCGCTTGGTGCCAGCGTGGATACGCTCGTCCCACGGAATACCGTTTTTGTCGAGTTCGACGGTGGTTTCAGTGGTTCCGGATTCAGTCTGCTCGATTTTGTTTTCAACAGTCACAGTAGCCGGTTGACCGTTCATCATCGCGTTTTGGTTAGCGATAACGATGTCCAGCTTTGCCATCAGTTGTTCGAGAAGTCCCATGATTTGTTCCTTGGTTGATATGTCGTTGTTGACGTGAGTAACTCTATCATCTGAAAATCGAAAGTAAAGCCCTTTCGCAAAAAATTTTACGATGCTATGATTGTGTCCAGTTAATCAGGAGGTACTTATGCCTCAGTCATACCGTGATAAACTCGTCCGATACGTCTGCTGCCACCGAAAGTGTAGTGTCATTGAAGCCGAGCGATATCTGAACCAGTGTTGTCCGGACTGGGTGAAGTCAGACCATCCGGTGGCAACGTTGATAACAGTAGAAAAGGAGATTGATGATGAGTCAGAAGAATCGTGAGCCGGGGTTTTATTGGGTGAGATGTGAACGAGACCAAGGTTGTTGGATTATAGCCGAGTTCCTTGCTGGTAAGTGGTTTATTACTGGCCACTATGACCCTCTGTATGACTATCAGTTATTTGAAATCGACGAGCGTCGCATCGTGAGAGAGGAACCCACTGAATGATAACTCTCCGACCTCACCAAGTCGGTGCTATTGCTGCTGTCGACACAGCACTGTCTCAGGTATATCGAGCGGTGCTGTGTGTGCTTCCAACCGGTGCCGGTAAATCACTCACGCTGGCTGAATATGCTCGACGTTGTTATCAACGACGTGAACCCTGTGTCATCTTCGCTCACCGTGATGTACTGATCTCCCAGCTTTCAGAAGCACTGTGTAAGACAGGAGTTCCTCACACCTTCGTCTGCTCGGACAAAGCTCGTCGAGACATCACAAACAACAACTTAGAACTATTCGGTGATAGTTACTGGGAACCTACCAGTCCGGTCATCGTGTCATCGACACCCACTTTTAACGCTCGACTTCGTGACGGTAAGCTGAACCCTCAGTTTTTAGAGTCAGTCATGTGGTGGCTACAGGATGAGGCACACCACTGTATCGACGGGAACCAGTGGCACACTTGCTTATCGTCGATACCTAATGCGCGTGGTATCGGGTTTACTGCGACTCCCATCCGTGGCGATAAAAAAGGTCTTGGTTCACATGCCGACGGGATATTCGATTTCCTGTCTTGCACAGTGAATATGTGGGACCTCATCAAAGCAGGTATGTTGTGCCCCTATAAAATCTATGCTCACGGTCGCATTGATATCACAGGTATCAAGAAAGACAAGAATGGTGACCTGAACACCAAGCAATTACGAATTAAGACTAAAGAAGCGGACATCACAGGCAATGCTGTTCGTGAATACAAACACCACCTGAACGGTAAACCTGTCATCACTTTCTGCATCAATATCGAACACGCCAAAGAAGTGGCCGACGAATTCAACGCTGCCGGGATACCGTCGATAGCAGTCAGCTCGAAACAACCTCTGGCTGAACGTCAGCAGGCCATGGAAATGATGAAAACAGGTCGGATCCTGAACCTTGTGAACGTTGACTTGCTCGGTGAGGGTTATGATTGCCCGGCTGTCTCCGGTGTGATTATGATGCGTCGTACTGTCAGTTACTCCCTGTTCAAGCAGCAGTTCGGTCGTATGCTCCGTATCGCTGAAGGCAAGCAGTATGGGGTGCTCATTGATATGGTCGGGAACACTCGCTATATGATGCAGACGTTCAATCTGAAGTATCCTCATGATGATCCTACTTGGACACTCGACCGACTCACCGACAGAGCACCTAAAACCTGCCCTGAGTGTGATTCCGATAAGTTCTTCGATGGTGTCTGTCGCGACTGTGGTTATGAAGACCCCGATAAAATCGAGACTATCGAGTGTCCTGAGTGTGGTGCCATCGGGACTGTCGGTGTCGCACCAGACCCCGAAGGTAAGATGCTCGTGTTCATCAACAGTGTCTGCCCTGAGTGTGGTCACGTTGAAACTGATGACGAGCGAGTCACCCGCATCAGGGAAATCAAGGTGAAGGATGGTGTCCTTGAGGAACAGGCTTTCGACCTGGTTGAGGAATTACTGGAGAAACGTGCTTCATTCTATGCACCTGTTCAAAGTATTGCCAATAAGTTCCGTAATGATGGGTCTATTGCAATGAGGTCAGCAGTTAATAATCACGCAACCAGGCAGTGTAACCTCGATACACTCCGTCACTGGATTCAGCGATGGTGTGAACAGAAATGGCTGGATACTGGAATGACACATAAACTCATCCAAGACGAGTTCGAGATCCGATTTGGTGTTAACATACTCCGGTGCCAGGGTGACTACACTGCTGGTCAGATGGATGAGTTAACTCGACGAATTCAGGGTGACATGAAGATTAAAGGAGGAGTGAGTGCATAAATTAATCCTTGGTGATTGCCTAGAACAAATGAAAAACATCCCTGACCACAGCATTGATTTGATTTTGACTGACCCTCCATACGGAACGACAGCATGTAAATGGGATTCAGTTATTCCATTGCAACCAATGTGGGAGCAGTTGAAGCGGGTCGTTAAGCCTGACGGTGTGATTGTGATGACTGCCGCACAGCCGTTCACTACCACGCTGATCGCCAGCAACATGAAGATGTTTAAGTATTGTTGGGCATGGAAGAAATCGAAACCAACTGGACATTTAAACGCAAAGAAGCAACCTTTAAGAACCTATGAAGATGTGGTTGTTTTTTATGACAATCAATGTACATACAATCCTCAAGGGATTAAACCAACCGACAAGATGGTTAGTAGAACTAACCGAGGTAATTACGGGGAGTGCTCAAAGACAACTAGACAGACTGTTACAAATTACCCAAGGAATATCGTTGAGTTCCCAAGCGTCGACGGTGTCCACCCAACCCAAAAGCCAGTAGCATTGATGGAGTACCTAATCAAGACCTACACCAACGAAGGTGAAACGGTTCTTGACTTCACTATGGGGAGTGGAACAACAGGTATTGCAGCAGCCAACACTGGTCGAGATTTTATCGGCATAGAACTGGATGACAATTATTATTCTGTTGCTTTGTTTAGACATCTTGATTGTAAAATTAAAGTGGAGACAGCATGGTAGTCAGCCAAGAAAAGCCTCATGAATGGTGCGCAAGAATGAGAGACACCGCTGCTGACGGTGTGACTGCATACCACTATCATCAGCTTTATGAAATGTGGAAAGAAAGAGAGGTAAAAGATGATTGAGAGATTACAGACTGATATGACGCGACTTGGTTTTTACACCGGAGCTATAGATGGTAAATGGGGACCACAGTCTGAGAAGGCTTATCGTGCGCTCGTCGGTCTTACTGATGAAGTTTCCATTTCATGGGGGTCAAAGGTATCTCCGGCTTTCCGCTCAAAGGTCATCGATATTTCAGCTCGAATTGGAGTTGACCCTGACGACCTGATGAGCTGCATGGCTTTCGAGAGTGCTGAAACATTCAGAGCAGACATTAAAAACGCTGCTGGTTCAGGTGCGGTCGGCCTAATCCAATTCATGCCGTCCACAGCAAAAGGATTGGGTACATCAACTGAGTCACTGGCCGAGATGACACCAGAGTCACAACTAGACTATGTTGAGAAATACTTCAAACCGTACTCAGGTAAGATGAAAAATCTGGGTGACATCTATATGGCTATCTTGTGGCCTGCTGGCATTGGAAAATCCGATGACTGGGTGTTATGGAACCAAGTTGACAGGCCGACTACTTACAGACAGAACAGTGGTCTCGATATTAACAAGGACTCTGTGATCACTCGCGGTGAAGCAATCAAGAAAATCAGGGAAAAAGCAGTGCGAGGGGAGCAATACAGATGGTGACACCAGACACGATGGAACGACTGTCACCAACCAGGCGACAGGTTGTCATTACGCTGCTTAGTATCACCTCACCAAGCGATGACCCGTGGGTGGTTGAGGTTTATAATGCAATCAACAACGCTTTCTTCGAAAAGGCTGCTCGTCTGCTTCTGCCTCATTCGAGTAGACTGTCAAGAAAGATGTTAATGGGAGAGTGACATGGACTGGAAAGGTGTTGGTAATGCTGTAATAAAAGCAGGGGCTCCACTCTTGGGTGGAGCTCTTTTCGGCCCCGCTGGTTCGGTTATAGCAAGTATAATAAGTGGTAAATTCGGGGTGTCTCCTGAATCAACACCAGACCAGGTGATGGCGGCTATAACAGGTGACCCTGACGCAGCATTGAAACTCAGGGAAATCGAGACCACTCACGTCGAGCGACTGCAAGAGTTGGAGAACGAGCGACTAAGGATCGAGACTGCTGACGTGCAGAACGCCAGGGCTGCTCACCAGCATCACTGGATGCCGTCTGCAATCACTATGGTAATGTGTGCAATGTTTGGAGCCATTGTAGGTGCTCTATTTATCTGGGCGATTCCTGGCGAAAACAAGGACATTGTAGTTTATATGGCAGGTCAGGTTTCAGGGATACTCACGTCGTGCGTGACGTACTGGGTAGGCTCAACCAGGGCTAGTGCCAATAAAGATTTGATGAAGCGATAAACTCTGGGCCAGCAGTACCCGTTGTTTGTGTACCAGATACAGACAGAAGGATCGCCTGACAAAGTGGTGCAGGCGCGAGTAGAAGGTACGACAGACGTGCAAGATTTGCTGATGGATTACTACAAAACGAAAAAGCCCCTGTGAAGGGGCTTTGATTTAAACGCGGGCTATATCGAGGCCACGAACTGCACTCCAGTCACAGCCAAATAGCCATTATGGATGGATGTGAACGACGGGTTAATGAGTTTTATATAGATGAAGCGGCTGTTAATACCATACAGTTCAGATGTTACTGGGGTTACATTGCTAACCCCAGTAATGGTCTTTAGCACGACGCCCCCGA